GCATTCTACTTAGCTGTAGATTTCATGGAAGATAGACCTTTAGATATTACAGAAGGTGCTACACATTACCATAGTACTAAAGTAAATCCTAATTGGGCAGATACTTTAGACAAGATAGTACAAATTGAGGAACACATATTTTATAGACAATGAAAAATAGTAGTCGCCGATTATCATTAATTAAGGCAATCACATGGAGAGTTTTTTCCATCGGTGTAACTGGAATAATAAGCTTTGGCGTTACAGGTAGTTGGCAAATAGCAGGAACTATAATGACAATAGACAGCATAGTTAAGACGATTGCTTATTATTATCACGAAAGATTATGGTGGGTGTACAGAAAAAAAGTAAATTAAAATCTTTTTATGACTAAATAAATTTATATGGCGAAACGAAAAACAACAAAGACAAAGAAAAGAACAGTTCGAAAGACACGAGCTGAGGTTAAGTCTATTGACGAAATGCATTATGGGTTAGAACCTAGTGCAGATTATTTTGAAGATAAGAGTTGGCATGACTTCTTTGGTTGGTATAATTATATGTATGACCGCAAGAAAGTAAATCAGGTCATAATCTCTTATGCTAAAAAGTTTAAGTATAAGAACGCTAGTAAGTTTTCAAAGATGTATATACCTGGAACTATGGCTGCATTCATTTGTGGTCTAGAGAATGGAGTTAAGTTTCCTCAAGTAGATACAAAGAATGAACCTCTTCCAGAAGGAATAACAGGCAATGCATATGTACAAGCTTATGTTCACGAAGAATTAAAAAACTGGAATAAGAAAGCACACAATCTTTATAATATGTATTTGGGTGCTGAGCTAGTAGACACAAATAAAGTAGTCAAGAAAAGAAAAACAGTTCAAGAAAATATAGATGCTAAAGTTCAGTCTATATTAGGTGAAGTAGATCATGCGATAGATGTATGGGATGTAGAACCATTCGATATGTATAAGTATCTTTCTGGTCTAGGTATATCTGCTACAGTTGCAAAGAAGATACCAGAACAATATCAAGAAATAATAGATGAAGTTAAAGAAGCTCGTGATGGAAAATCTAAACAATTAAAAGAAGCTTATAGTCATTTAGCTAAAAGTGAAAAGAGTGATTTCATTAATTTTGTTACAAGAATTCAAACAGACAGTTTACGCTATGCAGAGAATCATAAACCTGTACGGAAAGCCAAGAAGGCTAAACAGTTATCAGCAACAGACAAAGTAAAGAACTTACAATTTTTAGATGAAGATGTAGATAATAAAATAACATCTATAGACCCTGCTGAGATTATAGGAGCTGAAATGGTATTCTTTTTCAATACAAAGACAAATCAGTTGAGCTACTATCATGCAATGGATCGTGCTGGACTAGATGTTAAGGGAACAACAATACAAAATTTTTCAGTAGATAAATCTCAAGTCAAGAAACTAGGTGCTAAAACAACACATTTCTTGGATCGAATTTTAGGCGGGGGTAAAATAGTACTAAATAAGAGTATGAATGAAATAAATTCAAAGGCCAGTAAAGTAACTGGTCGAATTAATAACAATATGATAATACTAAAGGTGATTTAATTATGGCATTACCACAAATGGTTAAGGATGCATCAGTCGCCGAAATTCTTTCGGAAGCATCTAAACTTAAAAGCAAAAAGGACAAAGTAGATTTTCTATCTCAATATAAATTTAGAAAAGATATGGAACTTATCATTAAAGGAGCATATCATCCTGCGATCGTTTGGTTAGTCCCTGATGGACCATTACCAGAAGGTGTACAGTTTTCTGATGTGCCGGCAGTTGATTTAGCTGACGATAGATTGATAAGAGCACATAGGCAATTTCAGTATCTTGTAAAAGGTGGACCTGAAATGAAACAATCTAAAAGAGAAGATATTTATTTAAATATCCTTAGGTCAGTACATGAATCAGAAGCCAAGCTTCTTATGTCTGTAGTAGGCAAGAAGATACCATACAAAGGAATGACAAGAGCATTAATGCTTGAAACTTTTCCTGATTGGTTACCTGTTTCAAACACACTAACTGAATAAATACTAGTATGACTTTAAATAAATTAGGACTAACAGAAGAAGAAAGAACTGTCTTTTATAAAGATGCTAATGGTAAATCATTAGTAGCAGAGATAAGACAGTATGATCCATATGGTGGATTACTTAAAATGTTAGACCCATTTAAAAATGAAGTCATAGAGTTTTACTGGGATGCTGATTCTTCCACATGGAAAGGAACAGGACTCCAATCTGGATATACAACAGAAGTATCAATCGAAACTCCAGTAGCGAAAGAGGTTGATTCTAATGTTCCAGATAAAGCAGTAACTGTATCTAGATTTCCAGCGTGAGAAAAAGAAGATTTTCTGACAAGTTAAAAAAGATGCAGAGAAGGCGTCGCATGCAACATTTTAATAGGAAAAAAACCTTGACAAAATTGCAAAGCGGTGAGAAAATATAATAGTAGAAATAAATTCTACGATTTAAATAATATATTATGGGAGTAATATTATGGAAGTGAAAATAGTAACCGCTCAAGACTTAGCAGGTGTAGTATCTATTATAGATGTGTGCTCACAAAGAGGCGCGTTTAGAGGAGAAGAACTAGCTGGTGTTGGTCGCTTAAGGGAAACTTTCTTAGCTGAAATTCGTGAACAACAAGGTGATGCAGAGGCTCCGGCCGCTGTTGAAGCACCAGTTGTTAATGAAGCACCAGCTGTAGATACTGACTCTGACGAATAAGCTTATAAGTGAGAGGGGAGTGAAGTATTAAGATTGTGCCAATTTGATGGCGAACTAACACCCCTTGATCTTTTCATAAAAATAATGACATGCCAACTAAATTAAAAGAGAGTGGAAAACGATGGATTAAAAACCCTGAAACTGGTAGACCAACAAATCGTTGGGAAGCTGAACATTATTATATTAAGACAATATCCCAAAAAGAATTATTTGAAGAATTAAACAAAGACAATACTAAACCTAAAGTTAAACAGAAGATTAGAAACGAATTAACAAGGCGAGGTATTAAAATAGTAAAGAGAGCAATAACAAATGAGTGAAATAAACGATTTTGGTTTTACAGCTGTTGATCAAGAAGAACTTGTAACTAAAACTGGCGAGCAAGCTGGTATTGGTGAAGAGGTCGCTGAACAATTAAAAGCTGTTGCAGCATCATCTGCAGGACAAGCCAACTCAGCACAGATAGAAGCTCTAGACTCTAAAGTTGATTTACTACAGAAATTAATTAGTAATGCACTAGGTGAACTTGACGATCATAAGGACAATCTAGTAGCAATTGATACTAAAAAAGAATTGGATTATAAAGATAGATTAATAGAATGTGAAAAACTTATTCTTCCATTACTTCAAAACTTAATGAAGAATGAAGATAAAGAATATATCTATTGGCCAAATAGAAAGGCTATCATAACTTCACAAATTGACAGAATACAAAAAGTTACAAGAACATAATATAAACCTTGTAACCACAGGTACACTTATTATATAATGTTACACAATGAGCGAAATATCACAAAGCCTAATTGAAGGTGCAGCATATATCCTACTTATACTAGTAGCCGTTCGGAGTTCTTGGAAAAAAGGAGAAGCCGAAGGGAGTCGATATATGCTTGAATATCTACGAGAAAACAAATATAAAAATACAGATGGAATTAAAATCCCGTATCTTGATGATACAGGATACAATAATTTTATGAAGCATGTACGAGAAGAAGATGGTAAAAAGAAAAAAATTTGATGTAGAGATATTAGAAGGTGATGCAATTATTCATTTAAAAAAGAATAAGACAGTATCATTAGTATTCGCAGAAGATGGTGATACGATTGTTAGAGAAATGTCATGGCCAGATCACGAAGTTTATAAAGCGGCTGTTCAATTCGCATTAATGATTGATAGTTATTTTAAGAATGCAGATGGATTAGATAATTTAATTCTCCATTCACCAACAGGGAACATTGCAGCTGAGTTAATGGGTAAAGATTTATTATCTATAGACTTAATAGCTGCTAAGAAATCAGGAATAGACTTTCCTGATATTGAAGATGAAGATACAGCAGAACAAGAAGGGAAGGAAATCTATAGTGGAAAGATTCCTGATAATGTTTTGGATTTAACAGAAAAATTAAAATCAAAGGAAGATAATGAGAAAGAATGACTTGTATCGAGGTAAGCCAAGAGGATATTATGATCCAACTCCAGCAGAAATGTTTTTTGCTGAGTTAGGGAGAGAAATATATAAAGAAACAGAAGATAAGATTCATAAGACACAAATGACTGATGAAGAATGGAACTTGTATTGTAATACTGCTAACAAATGTGTTAGAGTAGGAACAGTATGGGGTCCTAAAAGAATAGATGATTTCAGTAAAGATGAACAGCGTGTTATGAGATTATTTTTAGATAGAAGGCCAGAAAGTAAGAGGAAACCATAATGAGTTTAGAAGGTGAAATAAAAGTCTTACAAGATAATATGAAAGATTTACAAGGTCAATTAGCCAGTGCACATATAAGAATATCAGAATTAATTGCTGATAGAGATTCTGCATTAGAAGATTTAAAAGCTGAAAGAGAACATATTAGAGAACTTTCAGATAGATTAAATAAAACTGATTTAAGAGCTCAAGAAAAGATTAAAGAAAAGATGGATAAAATTCCTGATGTTTTAGATTCAAAACCACAAAATTTTAAAAGACCAGCACAACCTGGTTATACAGTTAGAGAAGGTGAGAAGTGGGTAACTATTAAAGATGGTAAAATGGAATTTGAAGATATAGAGATCAAAGATTGATGCCAACTTATACATTAGAAGATAAAGAGACAGGTGAACAGCACGAAGTGTTTATGACTTTTTCTGAACTTCAAGAATACAAGAATTTAAATCCAAATTTGAAACAAGTAATTGGTGCACCCAATATTATTAGTTCAAAAGGTGGTAGAGCTAATAAAGTAGAGAATCATCCGTTCAAGGAAGTATTACAAAAAGTAGGTGAAGGACATCCCGGCAGTGCTGTAGATAGAGCTCACAATCGTAGAACAGCTAAACAAGTTGCAACAGACAAGGTAGCTATAAAACATGGGATCAAAGATGTTTAATCATTTAGAAGGGTATGAGTCCGTTTCATTACCTACAGAAAACATAAACGGAAAAAGATATTATACAACGCCAGAAGGAAAACATTATCCTTCAGTTACAACAGTAACAGGTATGATGAATAGAGTATGGTTGGCTAAATGGAAGAAAGCTGTTGGTGAAGAAAAGGCTAACAAGATTTCTAGAAAGGCTGCAATGCGTGGAACAAGATATCATCATCTTCAAGAAGATTTTTTAAACAATAAACTTACAGAAGAAAGAATAGCTTCAGCAACTCCATTAGATTTAATGATGTTTAATCAGACAAAAGAATTAACATCTAAACTAGGAGATATCTATATGTTAGAAGGTTCTATGTATAGTAATGAATTAGAGATAGCTGGTAGAGTTGACTGTATAGCAGAGTTTGCAGGGAAGGTGTCTGTAATTGATTTTAAGACAAGTACTAAATCGAAGTCACCTAGTAAGATAAAGAATTACTTCTTACAAGAAACAGCATATGCTAAGATGTTTGAAGAAATGTATGGTGTACCAATAGAAAGAATAGTAACTATTGTAGCTGTTGAAGAAACAGGTCAATCACAATTATTTGTTGAAGAACCAAAAACTTGGTTAGATCAATTTATAGATTTACGACAACAATACAGAGATGAATATGGTATGTAAATTCCAAACATTGACAAATCAAGAAAAGCTGTTATAATAGATATATGATCTTAACTAAAAAGAAGTTTACGACATCAGTTGAAGAATTGGTTATTGAGAAGAAGTTAAGTTATATAGACGCGATAGTTTATTTCTGTCAAGAGAATCACCTTGAACCTGATTCAGTTAAGGGATTAATTACACCACCACTAAAAGAAAAGATTAAAGCTGAAGCAGTTAGTTTAAGATTTTTAAAAGATGAATCAAATGTAAAATTAGATATATGAGACCACAAAAACAAAAACCCTATCATCAAAGAAAACACTTTGATAAAAAGAAAAGAAAACCCAAACCATTAACCTTTGATCAACTGTTAAGACGATTTAAAAAGAAAGTTGATAGAGCAGGTATTATTCAAGAAGTTAGAAAAAGAGAATACTACGAAAAGCCAGCACAGAAAAGACAAAGAAAAAAGAAAGAAGCTGTTCGTAGAGAACAACTCAATCAATTAAACAATAACACATTACACAATCGCCAAAGGTGGTATTAATGACAAGTAGAGAAGGATACGATGCCTACTGTTTATATCTAGCTATTAACAATCATTTCAATACAGACAGTTATGACTATTTTAAATATGCTGGAAAGACATCAGTTAAGTTAGAAACTTTTCTCAAGAGAAAAGACAAATATCATTTTGCTAAGTTAGCTAGAAAGTATCATACAGAATTACAAGATTTTTATGTAGCTAATCTTTCTAAAGGAAAGTTCTATGTTAAAAATTTATTAGATGTAGAGTGTGAACAGAACTATAAAGAATTCAAGAAAACAAAACAACAATTAACATATGCCGTTACAGAAGATATGAGATACTTATTTGATAAGTACAAACAAATAGATATTTGTATAGGCATTAAAGACGGACAACATTCTAATATATTAAGAGAATATCTTGGTGGGCGAATCAGTGCTTCTACTATCATTGCAGCCGATAAAATATTTGATATCTTTAAAGATTATAATATGATGATATCAGAAGATTTCATTTGGCCAAAAGAAAGAAAACGATTAGAGAACTTAGCACCTTTCTTAAATTTAGAACATAAGAAATTACAAATAATATTAAAAGGCATATGGCTAAAGTAGCTTGGATAATAGGAAACGGTCCTTCTAGAAAAGGTATTGATTTAGAAAAATTAGAAGGAACAACATTTGGTTGTAATGCTCTGTATAGAGATTTTACACCAGACTATCTTGTATCAGGTGATGCTGGAGTAATAAAAGAGATATGTGCTTCAGGTTATCCTAAAGAAAATAAATGTATATTTCCTGATTGGGCTCCTATCCCATTAGATTATCAAGAAGCATTATTAGAAGAATTTAGACATGGCAAATATGAAATATACAATTCAAATCCAGATAACTTACCTTATGTTCAGATATTTGGAAATGAACATGAAGGTAATAAACAAGTTCATGTTGTAGGTTGTGATAATCTATGGCAAATAGAAAGTATGAGTGGACCAAAAGATGATCCAGAATTTAGTGTAAACTTTTTCTGTGGCTCTAATGCAATGGCTCATGCTTGTTACAAAGGTTTTGACGAGATAAATTTACTAGGTTTCGATTCAGTTTGGAATTTCGTAGAGGACACTTATCAAAATATATATGCGGGAACTGATAATTATGAAAGGAAGAAAGAAACTTCTAGATTAAGAGTCGGTACTGAGGACCCTAATACTATGGAGGGAACTCAGGAAGCACAGATCAAAAAAGTCCTTGACAGATTTAGAGATTGCTGTTACCATATATATAAGGGTAGAGAGAAATCTTTACTAACATACGATAGTTTTATAAAATAAAATACAATGCATATAAGGAGAAAAATACAATGTCATTTAATGAACTAAAACGCAACAGGGGTGGATTTGATAAGCTTCAATCCGCACTTGAAAAAGAATCAGAAGCTTCAACAAAAAATTTCGCAGACGATAGATACTGGAAACCAGAACTAGATAAATCTGGTAACGGTTATGCAGTGCTTCGTTTCTTACCAGCAGCCAATGGAGAAGAACTTCCATGGATCCAATATTGGGATCATGGATTTCAAGGACCAGGTGGCTGGTTTATAGAGAAATCTTTAACAACTTTAGGTAAAGCAGATCCTGTTAGTGAACATAATACTACATTATGGAATACTGGAGATGATGCTAATAAAGATATAGCTAGAAAACAAAAAAGAAGATTACATTATGTATCTAATGTTCTAGTTGTTTCTGACCCTAAACATCCCGAATTTGAAGGTAAAGTAATGCTTTACAGATACGGTAAAAAAATCTTTGAGAAAATTAAAGATGTAATGCAGCCACAATTCGAAGATGAATCACCACTTAATCCATTTGATTTATGGGAAGGTGCTGACTTTAAACTTAAAGTTAGAAAAGTAGATGGCTATTGGAATTATGATAAATCAGAATTCGCAGCTCCGGCTCCTTTGTCGGAAGATGATTCTGAACTTGAGTCCGTCTACAACAAACAACATTCTCTCGCAGAGTTAATAGCTCCGGATCAATTCAAGTCTTATGACGAATTGAAAGAGAAAATGGAACGAGTATTAGGGTTAAGCTTTGAAGGAGTTTCAACAGCAACAGCAGAAACAATTGCCGATGATAATTCAGTAGGTAATACTGCGACAGCTGATGAACAACCTTGGAGTGATACTCCAGTTCAAGCTGCAGCTAGTAATCAAGAAGATAATTCATTATCTTATTTTGAAAAACTTGCGGCTGAGAACTAAAGAAAGTTCGTTAGGATTATAAATACCTAACACAAGACTAGGGAATGTAGGCATCGTGTCGGCCTACTGAATCACTTAATCATAAGTGAAGGGACAATTAAGAATGGGGATTCTTAATACTCAAAGCGGAAAGGTATCGGATGCGGCAGGCGGTATCGTAGTAACGGCGGGAATG